GGGGTTTGCATATTGGGAATCGGTAGTTGAAGATTCAGCAGTTGGCAAAAACAAAGACGCTAATACAGCTAGCCTTCAAATGTTAATGCGTAATAAATACGGCTGGGATAAGAATGAAAAAGATCCCCTCGATAATGCTTCGAGCGAACATATCAATAAACTAGAAACGCTTCTCGCGCTCATGAGAACAACTCAATCCTCAGCGCGCCAAATAGACAACATTAAAGACAACGCTTCAGACAAATCTTTGTGAGTTACGAATTGTAATTGCGCATGCGATGGCATCTTGTCGTAGTACTTAATCAATCGATCTAACATATCAATTAATTGCGTGCGAGTGAATGGCGTCTCTACATCTTTTTCCTGAATGGCAATATCTTTGTAATTCTCGATGTAGGTTACCGATTTCTCTTCACCAAATTCATCTATGCGCAGGAAATTAGCGTAATCATTTGCAAAGGAAAGCAATTCGTATTCGCCGCCAGCAATAGCGATCTCGCCACAGCTACATTTAATTAGATCATTTTTGTGGAGGCTTTCGATGATGTCGCCACAGAGTTTGCATTTAGCTTTATTGGTCATTTCTCACCGTAGCATCTATAGCGATAGACCCTGGATAATATTTAGGCCTGATAGCAATAAGTTTATCTTTCTCAAAATGGAAAAATAATTCATCTACTTCTATAAATTTAGGCATGTCAAAATAGATTTTATTCCTTTCCATGTCTTCTTTGATTTTCAAAATTTGCATATAAGCAAATTCTGCGATGCTTTCCAATTCACCTAGAGTTTTATCTGTCATTTTCCTCATTGATAATGAAATAAAACCTATTCCCATTAACTTCTATCCATGAAGGCATTTCGACTTGGATTCCTTTGGCCTTCATGCGAATAAACAAATCCTTTAAGGCCCAGTAAGCATCCTCAGCGATCCTAAAATCTTCTTTATGTGTCACAAAAAATCTTCCCCTTAAATGCATCAATAAGCAATTGCGTTTCTGTTTTCTCAGGATAGCGAAAGCGATAGATCATATGGAACGTGATTAGGCTGCCCAAAAGCATGATGAGAAAGAATTTAAGAGATTGTTTCATGATTTTAAATATCCTTCTGCGCATTGATTAGCTAGTGATTCGCACTCTGCAACACAATAGCTTACATTGCGATAAGTATGATTAAAAACTGGAGATTTTGGATAGAGCTTTTTCATTTCATTTTCAAAATCAACCATATGCTTCAATAAGGGAGTTGTTTTTAATTTCTCTAAAGATGGGGTTAGATCAAAAGAATGTGCGCAATCAAATCCTAAGCAGAATTTGCTTTCCTTTTCTTCGCTGAAAGTTATTCCTCCATGTACTTCAATTCCTTTTTGATCATCATAAAAATCTTCGCCATTCCATGGATGATCTTTCGGCAAGAAAACATATCCACAAAGGAATCCTCCAAACATAAAAGAATTGTCTGGTATCTCTGAGTAGCAGATTCTGATAACTAAACATTCTAATCCTTTGTGCACGAATCGGATCTCATCGGGTTCTTCAACCCATTCACCATATCCCCACCATTCAAGTTTTTGTTGGCTTGTAAAAAGATGTTTTACTTCCATTAAAATATTTCCTTTACTATAGAAAAGTGTATGCAAAACCCATTATCACCAAAGCAATTAGAATTTATTATCAATTCCACTGCACAATGGAATCTCGCGCATGGTTCTGTTTCATCAGGTAAAACAGTATGCACGCTATTTCGTTTTATGCAAGCTGTGAATGACTGTCCGGATTCGGATATTGCCATGATTGGCCATACTGCAACCACTATCTATCAGAACGCAGTCAGGCTAGTTATGGAATCACCGGAATTATCTATCTTCAGGCCATTTTGTACATGGTTCCCTAGCAAAAGAGAATTGCGTTACAAAGACAAGACAATCTCAACAATCGGTGCGAAAGATGAGGGTGCGATCGGAATTATCCAAGGGCGTACGCTATCTCTAGCCTATTGCGATGAAATGACGCTCTATCCCGAATCCATAATCGACATGATCGACACGCGCCTACGTAAAGAGCATTCAATGGGGTTCGCTTCAATGAACCCATCTCATCCGGCGCATAAAGTAAAACAATGGATAGATTTGGCAGAAAAAGGCGATAGAAAATACTACTCGCTGCATTTCACATTAGAAGATAATCCCTATTTGCCAGAAGAATATAAGCAGAGGGTTAAGAACTCTTTATCTGGCCTTTTTTACAAGCGAAACTATCTAGGGCTATGGTGCCTAGCTGAAGGGGCGATATTCGATTTCTTCGACCGTAAAACGTATGTATTGCCACGCCCTCCAACCGCAGCGGAATATTGGATTGCCGGCGTTGACTATGGAAGCGTTAATGCATTTGCTTGTGTGCTATTAGGCGTAAACACAGGGAGATATGCCCAAACGGGTAAGAAATTATGGGTAGAGAAGGAATATTATTGGGATCCTAAAAAGAAGGGACGACAGAAAACAAATAGCGAATTCGCTGACGATCTCCAACAATTCTTAGAACCTTATGGCGTAAAAAATATCTATCTAGACCCATCAGCCGAAGCATTTCAACTTGAATTAAGACGCCGCAATATGCATACTGTTCACGCAAACAATGACGTGGAGAATGGAATTCAGATAATGACGAGCGAAATGAAGAAGGGTAATTTGTTTATTTGTGATAGTTGCCCTAATTTAATTCGTGAAATCGAGAGCTATGTATGGGATTCAAGGGCCGCTGAGAAAGGATGGGATGAGCCGCTTAAGAAAGACGACCATGCTGTCGATGCGCTGAGGTATGCGATTGCATCTCACAAAGTCTCATCATTTAATGAAGACGCTCATTACAAGAAGCAAGAAGAGTTCCTGCGTCAAAAACACCAACCGCAGGGATATGGATTTAGATAAGGAAAAAATAGGAAAAACAGTAAAACTATTAAATGAATTTTTAGAAATGAATAATATTGAACCGAAAATTGCGTTTAATGCGTTTTTTAGTCTTTTAGCAACTGCAATGCATGAAGAAAATATTTCATTTAGGGAATTTAGACATGCCATGATAGGGGCAATTGACGAATTAAAAAACGAATGGAATTAATAACCAGGATAATAATAAATGCTCCAATTAGACTTATTCGAAAAAGACCCACAAACTTTACTCATTTGGGAAGTAGAGAAATTACAGAAGAAATCTGAAGTTGCACTAAGAAACTTATCAAGATATTCATTTGGAAAAGCGGAAGATTTAAAGCAAATGATTGATATTTTAAAGGCAAAGAAATGAACGAAAAAGAGAAGTTTGAATTCGAAGAAATGGAATTGAAAGCTATGGCGATGATAATTTGTGCTGAAACTTTAATATTTGAAGTAAAACAGTTTAACAAAGGCATTTCTGATCCTACCGAATATAGAGAAGCTTTGGAAAGCCAAATAATTAGCTTTATTAATGAAATTTTGGATAAAAAAAGAAATGAGCGCGTCGTGTAGTAAATGCTTTGGGATTTTTACCGGATATTTTTGTGATTATCATCAAAAAGAATATGATAAATGGCTAAATGCGAATTACGTAGATTTGCCTTGCGAATGTGGCTTCAATCAATGGAAAGATGGACAGTTGAAAATTAATATTGCTGGATCAACTCAAGATGTTTATAGATGTGTAAACTGTAACAAAGTCCAACTTGAAGAATGTATTAGCAAAGGAGTTGAGCAGTTTGAAAAATGGATAAGGATAAAACACAGAAATGAATGAAAATAAACACATTGGCTCAAGTTTCGATGATTTCTTAAAGGAAGAAGAAATTTTGGATCATTGCGAAAACGTTGCTAATCTGCGATTGATGAAGTGGATCTCTTTGGCAGACGCGTCGCCGCCTAATTTTACCTATGTATTGATATCTAATGGCATAGGGATCGCCATTGCATTTTATTGCGAAAACGAATGGTATTCTTCATGTTGCATTGATAAACCAGCTGAATACTTTAATTTTGTGGATGACTTACATGAAATTCAAAAAATTAAACCTTCATCAATTATTTGTTGGACGCACCTACCAAGGTTGCCTAGATGAAATGGATTAGCATAAGGATTCATCTATAAATCCTTCGCCTTCTTGATCAATTAAAATAATTAGTATATATCTCTGATAGAACCACTTTTCTCTATCGGAGGTATTTACGTCATTCTATTATCCACCTTGGAATAATGCTTTAGAACCTAATCAAGGAAACGTCCGCCAGTGGCTCGATAATCTTTATTCGAAATTCCAACCCATAGAGCAAGCTCGCTGGAACCAAAGTAACATTGACACACTTTTCTATGCAGGTTCGCAGACTTTCATAAATCGATATTTTAATTTTACACCTTCATTTTCCTATCAGAATTTCTATTTCAACTTGCTTCAGCAGCCTGTAAACATGGTGACAGGTTATCAACGCCAGCATCGCAAAAACTTTAGCTACGTTCCAACTGAAGGATCCGACCCTCAAGCGACCGATCAGTACACAAAACTAATTACCCACGTTGCTAATAAAAACGGAATACATGAGCAATTTTCCAGAGGATGTGAGCAGGCTTGTATTACGGGAATGTGCCTCTTACAACCATATCTTGATTTCACTGGTGACGATCCTGCTCAAGGCGAATTAAAAATTAAATTATGGGAATATAACTCGTTTTTGATTGATCCGTATGCGAGGGACATGAATCACCTCTCAGATGCACAATTCATCTGGTGTCAGGAATATATATCCAAAAAAGAAGCTGAATCGCGCTTCCCTGATAAATTAGAGAACATTGCTCCAATGGCAGGAACGCCTCAGCGATATGGGAGTTTTTATTTCTTGCCGCTCTCCACCCCTTCTCTTAATTGAGGGGGGGTGAGGGAGCGGCAAGTTAACCAGAAAATTATAACATGGCTCGAAACGATCTAATGGTCTTGAGCTACGTATGGTATAAGTGGAATAAAAAAAGAAAACGCCTATACAGCAAATCGCGCAATCAATTCTTCGATTTTGCAGGAGACGAAGCCCATCAAGAGCAAATCCTATCTGCTATTCCTGACATGGAAATGGTAGAGGTAGAAGTTCCAACTTGGAAACTGGCAGTAGTTTTAAATGACCAATTGATGTTCCAAGGAGATAACCCCCTAAATTTTGATTCTTGCCCGATGGTCATGCTACCCTGGAATTACGAACCGCATAACAATTATTACGATCTTCGTGTGCGTGGGCTCGTGCGTACTATGCGGGATAGCAATTACCTTCTTAATCGACGAATAATCATTAACCATGACATCTCTGAAGCGACAATTAACCAAGGATGGATGAGAAAAGTAGGCGCTGTAGCTAACGAAGATAATCTAAAGAAATCAGGCCAAGGATGGGACATCATAATCAACGAAGGTTATGAGATGACGGATTGTATGAAGATACAACCATCTGGCGTTCCTGAATCGGACAT